CAGGCAAAAAGATTACAAAATGGACGCATTATTTTCCCGTTTATGAGAAACATTTTAAACATCTAACTGATAGGCCTATCAAGATACTAGAAATTGGTGTATTGAATGGTGGTTCATTACAAATGTGGAAAAAATATTTTCATCCAGATTCTATTTTGGTGGGAATTGATATTGATCAAAAATGTAAACTACATGAAGATTTGGATTCAGGCATAAACATTCGTATTGGTGATCAATCAAACCCAATATTTTTACAAAAATTGATTGATGAATTTGGTGAATTTGATCTGGTCATTGATGATGGCTCTCATCATGTAGATCATGTACATAAAACATTTGAATTCTTATATCCAAAAATTGCAGATAATGGCACATATTTCATTGAGGATACTCATGCTGCATATTGGTCATCACATGGTGGTAGTTTGACAGAACCAAAATCAATAATTAATGTTTCTAAAAAATTAATTGATAAACTTAATGCAGACCACACTAAAGGTCAAGTTGAACCAGATTCATTTACTAAATCAACACAATGCATTACTTTCTATGATAGCATCATTGTATTTGAAAGAGGTGATGTTGGTGAGAAGAAGCCTATGGAAACTGGCAATTCATTTTTAATTTTTGATCCTAAAAAAGAATATCGTGATAGTGTTAATTCTAATGTGTTTTATATTAGAACTGAAGAATAATGTCAATTTTAGTATACAACCATTTCCATAAACATTTCCCCTTTAATAATGAATCTAGCTGGGTCAAAGCCACATATGCTGGCGATCCACCTGGTGGATTAAACACTTACATAGATGTTTGTGCCGCAGATAAAAACATTTTAGAATATAAAAAATATTATAATTCTTATAATTTAAGTGATAATGATTTTTTGAAAGCTATGGGCATTTTAGCAACTGAATATTGGGCTCTAAAAAACCCTCCACCAAGTGAATATGTTGGTTGTGGGTCATATAGAAGATATCTTTATATGAGCACACATGTAAATGCAGATAAAATTGTTATGCCGGCATCTCAAGATGTTTGTAATAAAATGACCGATGATCGTCAATTGCAATATGCCATGAATCATCTTGGCCACTCTGAAGTTATTACAAATAGGTCTATTATATTATCAGGTTCCGTTGAACAACAATATTTACAGTCACAACCTGTGCAATATTGGAATTTATTTAAAGAAGCTCTTGTAAATTTGTTTCCAACTTATGCTGGAAAAGTAAATTGGTTTACGGATAATGGTACTTCCATACACTTTGAAACCACATATATTATGCGTAAAGATTGTTTTCAACAATATGCAGATGAATTTTTCAGAATTCTTGAATACATTTGGGAAAGATGTGATGAGGTTTATCCTCAAAATAGAGGTGGTTTTTCAGAGCCTTTGCCATGGCGATATCCAGGCTTCATAGGAGAAAGGTTTTTTCCATTCTTCTTACATGCAAATTCTATTAGAAAAACTCAAGTACCCTTGATGTTTTTAAGTTAAAAATTATATAAATAAGTAGTAAAATATAATTATCGCTGTAGAGGCGGAGAGAATGAAGTTCATACAATTTATTGAAGAATCTAAAGAAAACCATGCCGTATTGGCATTTGGTCGTATGTCTCCGCCAACATCAGGCCATGCCAAGTTGGTTGATAAAGTTAAAGATATAGCCAAAGAAGTTGGTGGTTCTCACCATGTGGTTTTATCACATACACAAGATTCTAAAAAGAACCCACTCCCCGCTGATAAAAAATTAAAACACGCCAAAAGATTCTTTCCGAAAACCAATCTATCGGTATCGGATAAAGAACATCCAACTTTCCTACACCACGCAGCAAAACTTCATAAACAAGGTGTTACACACCTGCATATGATCGCTGGTTCTGACCGTGTAGATGAATACAAAAAGAAACTATCACAATACAATGGCACACACAAAGATGCCTTGTATAATTTCAAAAAGATTACTGTACATTCCGCCGGCGAAAGAGATCCTGATGCTGAAGGTGTTGAAGGCATGTCAGCATCAAAAATGCGAGGCCACGCCTCTGGTGGAAATTTCAAAGAATTTAAAAAAGGTGTGCCTAGCCATGTGCCTGAACATCATGCAAAAGAATTGTATAATGATGTGCGGCACCACATGGGTGTTAAAGAAGATTTAGACACCAAATTTGAACAGTTGTTGTTTGAAGGTGTGCATGATAAGGCTATATTCAAAGCTGTGTTCTTAGCAGGTGGTCCAGGTTCAGGTAAAGACTATGTACTAGACAACACTTTGGCTGGCCATGGTCTAACAGAAATCAATTCAGATAAAGCACTTGAATATCTGATGGATAAAAAAGGTTTGACTAAGACCATGCCTGCATCCGAAAAGATTGAACGTGATATTGCTAGAGGTCGTGCTAAAAGTATGACTGAACTCAAAGAGCGTTTAGCTCTTTATGGTCGCAATGGTGTCATCATCAATGGTACAGGTGATGATGCTGAAAAGATTAAGAGAATCAAAGAAAGATTGGAAGAATTAGGTTACGATACTTCCATGATTATGGTCAACACCAAAGATGAAGTATCTGCCATGCGAAATGTTGAGCGTGGTCAACGTGGTGGCCGTACAGTACCAGAGACCATTCGTAAACAAAAATGGCAGTCTGTACAAAATGCAAGACCGGATTTAGGTAAACTATTTGGTGACAAGTATGTTGAATTTGATAACTCCGAAGATTTACGCTCTGCACATCCAGAGATTGTTAAAGCTAAGAAACAAGAAATGTTGGATATTTACAAACAGGTACAAAAGTTTGTAAATTCACCACCAAAAAGTAAACAGGCTAAAGAGTGGGTTGCTGCTGAATTGGAAAAGAAAGACAGTCTTACCGTATCTAAGAAAGATATGGGTGCTTCACCACATCCAGATTCAAAGGCATCAGAAGAAGCAAGACAACTTGGTTTGGATTATTATGGTTTTGGTCGATATGGTAAAGAAAATAAAGTCACACACCGTTCAGTGCATGATAAACTACAACCAGTGCAGGCACCCGTGGCTAAGAAAGTTAATGAAGAATTTGAAAACTTCTTAAATGAAAAAGAAGTTAATTTAGATCACAAGAAATTATTAAAAGATAAAAATGGCAAAGTGAGAACATTTATTCTCCGCCGTAGTGCTGCAAAAGAAGCCCATACACATGATGGTGTTGTTCATCAATTGGGTAAAGGTTATGTTATTAAAATTAAGGAGAATGAAAATGTTGAAGAAACTATTAAATCTATTCAAGAAGAAAGAAACGGTGATACGCATAACCTCATCACCGACCGTTTCAGAAGTACAGGTGCCAGTATCCGTGGCACCAGTGGTAGAAGCGCCAGTGGTGCCAGTGATTCCCGTAGTGGAAGCGAAACCATTACTGAAGAAGTCGCCGAGTCCAAAACCAAAATCACCCTCGCACAAATCCGGGCCAAGAAAGAAAAAGCCTTTGCCGAAAGTATAGACAAAGGTATTGAGCCAGGTCTTTCAATGGCACAATCCGGTGAAAGTCTTGGTCGTGGCGGTGGTGATAAAATCAATAAAAAAGGTATGATAACACCTATTGGAGAATTAACAGGTGATGAAACAACCGCTTCAATTGGTGATCAAAAAGAAGATGAATTGAAAAAAATAGGCATCAACCTATTGTCATTTAGAAAAAGGAATTACGCAGCATGAAAACATTTAAAAATTTCATGGCGGAAAGATGCTGGGCCGGGTACAAAGAAACTCCAGGTAAAAAAGCCTATTCAAAAGGTTCTTGTGTTAAAGAAGAGGAACAAATTGAAGAAGTAGCTGCATGGCAGCGTAAAGAAGGTAAAAATCCTGAAGGTGGATTGAACCGTAAAGGTATTGAATCATACCGCCGTGAAAACCCCGGCTCAAAACTTTCAATGGCAGTTACAACTAAACCATCAAAATTAAAACCTGGATCAAAGGCAGCCAATCGCCGCAAATCATTTTGTGCCAGAATGGGTGGCATGAAGAAGCGTTTAACTTCTGCTAAAACTGCAAATGATCCAGATAGCCGTATTAATAAAGCATTAAGAAAATGGAACTGTTAAACAAAAGGAATAGACATGAATAACATTAGTAATAAAAACATTAGAAATGTAGCTGATATTGCGGCTCGTATTATGATGGGTGAAAAAGTTGTACATCCAAATCAACAAAAACTGGACGTGCATGAACCAGAGAAAGATGAATTGACTGCCAAAGATTTTGAAATGCTTCGTGCAGGTAAAAAAGCCGATGTGAAGAAAGAAGAAGTTGATTTGGATGAAGGTAAAATGGGACAATTAGATGCTGACTTGAAAGATTTGAGTCATGGTGATTTCCAAAAAGAATATGGTAAACCTAAATCTCATTATGACCCAAGCAAATTTAAGAAACCAGTTCAGAAAGGTCAAGAAATGAATCGTGCTAGAGCTTTAGCACAAAGAGCCATGGCTTCAATGAAGAAAGAAGAAGTAGAAGAGATTGAAGAGGGTGAGGAAAAAATAAAATATGTATCCGCTCAGGGTCGAGGTCCAGGTAGAGTACAAGTTACTACCAACAAAGGTAGAAAAATGATGATTAAACATCCTGTCGCTAAAGATAGTAACAGTTATAGTGGACCGCAAGTTGGACATAAAATGTCTGATTGGGAACACATGAAAGAAGAAGTAGAACAGATTGATGAATACAAATCTGTTGATGGTGTTTACAAACATCAAGGTACATACGGTAAAGAAAAGTCTGTAGAAGCTGGATATACAGATTATGATAAAGAAAATGAGATGGCCAAAAAACTAGTTAAGCCTAAAAAACCTGTTACAAAAGGTGCTAGGCAAAATCGCAACTTTAATACTAAATTGTATAAAGAAGGATTTACAGAACTGGTTTCTACATATTCAGAAAATGGCCTAAAAGGTTTGTTTGAGTCACTGAAGAAAGAAGAAGTTATCGTAGAAGAACCAACAAGTGCTGAGTTTGATGCTGAAATTAAAAAGGCTCAGGCTAAATCAGAAGGCAAAGAGAAAGCTGATGTTGCCAAAGGTGCTGTTCAGGCTGTTCAGAATGAACAAACTCACACAACCGTTGAGGTATTAGATTTTGATTCGGTAAATGGTATTCAACGATCTGAAATTGATTTAGAAGAACGCAAAATGTCTGAACCAGAAATGAAAAAGAAAGAAGAAATTGTTAAGGGTATGAAAAAAGGTTTATCTGGTTTCAAAGAGCGTTACGGTGACCGTGCAAAAGAAGTAATGCATGCCACAGCCACCAAACAGGCTATGAAAGACTAATATGAAATCCTTTTCTTCATTACAAGAGGACTTGCGTAAATGGTTTAGTAAAACAGACCCTGCTGGAGATTGGAAAAGAATCAACAGCAAGGGTGAGGCAATCGGTCCTTGTGCTAGAGAACCTGGAGAACCTAAACCTAAATGTATGTCTAGGGCAAAACGAGAATCTCTTACTAAAAAAGAGAGAGCTTCTGCTGTTCGTGCTAAACGGAAGCATGACCCAAATCCAGAAAGAAAAGGCGAACCAATCAATGTTTCCAATTTTGGAAAAGGAAAGATAAGTGAGAACATGGAAAATTTAAACGAAAAAAATGTACCAACTAATCCATCCTTATGGTCGCAAGCAAAGTCTTTAGCTCGATCTAAGTTTGATGTGTACCCTTCTGCATATGCAAATGGTTGGGCATCAAAATGGTATAAAAGTAAAGGTGGTAGTTGGAAATCTGTTTCAGAGGCTGTCAAAGACAAGTATGATGAAGGTGAATATGACCAAGAGGGTGATATGGCCAAATCAGATTTACGTTCTATCATTGCTAATGCACAGAAAATGCATGATATGATTGATGATGCAGATAACCTTCCAGAATGGGTACAATCAAAAATTACATTAGCAGAAGATTATATTTCAACAGTTGCTAACTACATGATGAGTGAGTTGGATGAGGAAGTTGAATCTTTAAGGGAAACAAGAGGTGCTCAAGCAATGAAATCTTCTGGTGTAAAACAATCACAAGATAAGTTGCTTGCTCGTACCGGTATGAACTTGCCTCATAAGTTTCCTAGAACAGGACAAACCAATTTAGGTAATATTCCAGGAATCAACACACCGAATGTTAGTAAAGACACGGCTGATTATGCTGAAAAACGCCGTGGTGACAGAGCAAAGCAACTTAAGCCAGCTATCAAAGCGGCTTTAGGTACACACGGTCCTAAAGGTAAATTACCAGAAGAAGTTGAACCAATCACCGAGTTATCAGCTGATACCTTAGATAGATACAAAGAGAAGGCTAAGAAATCTTCGGATTCATTAACCAGCCAAGGTAAATATCGTCAGGCTAATGATAGAACTATGAATGTGATGAAGGCAACAGGTAAACAAATTGATAAAACTGTAGCGAACATTCGTAAATCATTGAATAATGACGCTACTCCAGCTCAACGATCATTGCAACCTAATAATAAAACTATGGTTAGGGAATCTCGTAGATTAGAAATTGTCCGTGAGGCAATGACTGATGCAAAAAAGAAAGATCAAAAGAAAAAAATTGAAAAAAAAGTTGAGATGAATGGTTCAGACAAATTCCAATCGGATCCTGAGTTATCAAGTCAAGTTATTAAGAATAATGTTTAACATAAATAGAACATAAACAAATTTTAGGAGAATTAAAATGGCACTATGGGGAAACTTAGACGCAGCTAACAATGCGCCAAAACAAACTGACACTTCAGGTTATGGTGGCAGCACACCGCAAGTAACTGCTAATGGTCAAGTTTACTATGCAAATACGAAACTTGGATCGTTCATCACAAATGCCGGCATTGGTGTTTTTGGTGTTACAGCTGCAGAGCAAGCAAACTCAAGTTCTGGAAGCTCAACACAATCAACTGGTATTCCACAACACGCTGGTTGGGTTATTCGTAAAGTTGGTATGGGCCCGATTCTGACAATAACAGCAAATAGTGGTGCTGTTGGTGCGAATAGCACTTTAGTTGTTAGAGCTAACAGTGGTTTTGGTAACACAGGATCTAACGGATTAACCAGCATCGTTCAAGCCAACGTATATGTTATTGTTAATTCAGCAGGATATGTTCAAAACTCACAGATACAAATTGTTAATCCTGGTTTCTATGCTAATACTCCAGTTTTAACTCCAGCCAGTGGTAATGCTGTATACACCATAACAATGGGTGGCCGTGCTAATCGTGTAGAAACAGAAACTATTGTTGCTATGGGTTCCATGACTGGTGATGGCGAAAACGTATTCTGATGAGATTTAAAGATTTTCTATCTGAGTTGGCTATGCCAGTTGATCCCTCATTAGCTATTGATGTAGTTAATGAGGAATTAATTAATGAACAACTAGCTAAAGAACTTTCAAGTACAATATTATCACCTCAAATTGGTTTTTATAAAATTCGTAAGGTATTGCGTAGTTTTGGATATGATATGTCCACATCTTACGAAATTGAAACTGATGGTGATGAAGTAATATTGAATATTGTTGGTACTAATTCACTACTTTATGTTTTATATTATATCTCTGATAGTGGCTCTTATGATTTTTATGCTTTGATAGATGATGAAGAAGGCATAGAAGAATTAATATCCGCAGATGAGGATTTAGAAGAAGAAGATTAATGTCGTTTGATGATTTGTGTAGTGAAAATGTAATGCTTTATGCTATAAAAGTTTACGATAAACCTAATTGCATAATGAGTGAATTTAAAGATGATATGAAACGATTTAATTATTTGAAGCGTTTATTTTATCGTCATCGTAAAACTGGTGAAATTAAAGAAAGATTAATTTTAAACCATATTGTTGTTCTCTATAATGTGTTTGGTCCTGAAGCTGCAACAAGGCTTTTATTTTACAAAATAGAAAAAGAAGATTATCCAGCATTAAAAACATATTTAATTTTCCTTAGTTGTATGCCAGATGTTGTGAGAGGTATTAAAAGTAAAGATATAGTATCATCGGAGATACCAGTTGATACTAGTGTTGCAAATTCACTAAGAGAAATTAAATGATTATTGGTTCAGGCATTACAATTGGTTCTGGTGTCAGTATCAAACCAGATATTACCTATACTGCGGGTTTATTTAAAACTACATATGCAGGATATTTTAGTAATGTACCCAGTTTCTTTGCAACGGCTACACCGACAACATATGGTACTAATCCAGCAACATCGGTTCAGACTACTGCAATTTCTGAAGCGGCTAGTAATGATGGGTCGAACTTTAGTTGTGAATGGTTAGGTTATTTTTTACCTTCTACAACAGAAACTTATACGTTTTTTACAGCAAGTGATGATGCTTCTTATGTTTGGGTTGGTTCAAATGCAGTATCAGGTTTTACAACTGGGAATGCAACAGTAAATAACGGTGGTGAACATGCTGTTCAAGAAAGAAGTGGAACTATTTCTCTTACATCCGGTGTATATTATCCAATAAGAATACAGTTTGGTGAAGCTGGCGGTGGTGATGCAATGACATTTAATTATTCTACACCAACGATATCTAAAACGACCGATGTTACAGGCAGAGTGTTTTACAATGCAGCAACCAACGGATTCTAATAAATGAGCGAAAGAATACCAAGGAAACCTGGTCAACCTGCTAAATCGGATAAACATTCTGATTTATATACAGACGAAGATCCAAAAGGCACAATACATGGCCTTAAATTTGCCACACCTGAAGATGCCAAAGCGAGTGTAAGTAAAATTAAGTCAAGTGGTCGCTCACACGCACATAAAATACAAGCAGCAGTTGCAATGGAACAAAGAGCAAAAGAAATGGGTAAAGCAAGTTCTGCAGCTGTGTATCGTAGTTTTATTAATTCAATGAAAGATAAAACAAAAGAAATGCAAGAAGATTGGTCAAATAAATACAAGAAAAGTATTGATTGTAACAACCCAAAAGGATTTTCACAGAAAGCACATTGTCAGGCTCGTAAATTAAGGCAGTCTGGCAAAGAAACTAAATCTCAACCTGTAAATGAAACGATGAAAAAAGAAATGCGGTTTTGCCCTAAATGTGAAAAAATGGAAACTAAATCCGAATGCGTTTATGGGCCAAATTATTGGGAAAAATATGCTACCCCAATGAAACAAGAAGATGTACCAGTTAACAATGTTGGTGGCGGCCAAATTGCAGGTGTTGGTGTCGGCGCTCAAGGTGAACCTGGAATAACAAAGAAAAAAAGACAAATGTTGTTTGGTGATTTTATTCGTAGGAAAATGAATTAATGTGGTTCCTTTCTTTTGTTCCAACATCATTTTTAGAATTTTTAGTCCATGCAATACTTTTGATTGGAATAATTGGTTACTTAGCAAACATATTTCTTAAAGCTATACCATTTGTTAGTCAATATAGTGTACCATTAAAAATAATCTCAAGTGTTTTAATTGTTTTTGGAATTTTCTTTGAAGGCAGTTTAATAACAGAGAAAGTATGGCGAGCGAAAGTTGAGGATCTTGAGCAAAAAGTTGCTATTGCTGAAGCAAAATCAAATGAAACCAATGTTAAAATAGAAACTGTTTATATTGATAGAGTGAAAACAGTTAAAGAAATACAATATGTTACAAGAAAAAATATTAAAGCAAATGCATCAACCATAGATAAGGTTTGTAAAATTGAACCAAATGTTATTGATTTATTAAACACATCAGCTCGTGGCGTGAAATGAAAAAATTATTGATTTTACCTATTGTATTTTTATTTGGATGCACGACTGTACCTGTTGCTCGTAATTTTCCAAGTATTCCTGATTCTCTACAAAAATCGTGTGTTGAATTGGAAGAAGTAGAAAAAACATCAAAGCTAAGTGATGTATTGGTGGTTGTTACAAATAATTACACTTTATATCACGAATGTAAAATAAAAGTTGAAACATGGCAAGAATGGTACAAACAACAGAAAGAAATATTTGAGAGCGTAAAATGAGAAAACTAGTTATCTTATCTGTAATGTTATTGTCTGGATGCTCATTGTTCATGGCGAATTATGATACAACGGAATATGCATTAGTAAATAAACTTAGAACACAAGCTATTGTTGGTGATTGTTCAAAAGAATCTGTAAAAACATTATATACTATATCGTTAGAATTTAAAAATTTTGCTGAGTATATCCCACAGAACAAGGCCACTATTGACCTATCAGATAAGTTATATGTCATGGTAGATGAACTTTATAAAAGAGAAAATCCTAGTCCAGTATATTGTAAAGCTAAATTAAATACTATTGCCAAATCGGCAGAAGAAATACAACGAGTTGTCGGGAGTAAACCAAGATGAAAGCATTAGAGCAATTAGCCGCACAGGCACAAGACTATCAACATCTTTACGCAACAGGTCAAATAACGGCTTCAGAATTCAAAGAACTTTCTAACAATTTAAAAGTTGTTGAGCAAATTCAAAATGACGCAAATGATTTTGAAAGAGATCAACAACTTCGTGAAGTTATTGTTGCAATTCTTACCGTAGCTAGTGCTGTTGTTCCAGTTTAGGAGATTAAAATGCAATTAACATTAGAACAATTAAAACAATTATTACCAACTAATCCTTATGTCGAGCAATGGCATGGGGCTCTCTCTAAGTTATTTCCAGACTACGAGATCAATACACCTCAACGCATGGCTGCATTTATCGCTCAGTGTGCTCATGAATCGGCTGGGTTTACTGCTCTAAAAGAAAACTTGAACTACTCGGCTGCATCATTATCAAGAGTTTGGCCTTCTAGATTTCCACCAGAAATCGCAGCTCAATATGCTGGTCAACAAGAAAGAATTGCCAATCGTGCATACTGTGATAGAATGGGCAATGGACCAGAATCGTCAGGTGATGGTTGGAAATATGCAGGTAAAGGTTTAATTCAGTTAACAGGTAAAGATAATTACACTAGGTTTGCTGAAAGTGTTGAAATGAATGTTGAAGATGTTCCTGAATACCTTGCTACATTTGAAGGTGCTGCACAATCGGCTTGTTGGTTCTGGGAATCTAATAACCTAAACAGATTTGCTGATGTTGGTGATATTAAAGGTCTAACTAAAGCTATTAACGGTGGTTACATTGGTCTTGAAGATAGAGTTAAACATTATGAACACGCTCTTCATGTTTTTGGTGCTTAACATAGGAATATATAAATGTCTGACATAGAACAAAAAGAAATGAGTGCCAGCGAGAAAAAGAAAGAAGATTGGATGAATTCAAAATGGCGTCCAATGATGGGTTGGATGTACATGATTGTGTGTATTACCGATTTTGTTTTATTTCCTGTTCTATGGAGTATGGTACAGGCCATCCACGGCGGTAATGTCACAAGTCAATGGAATCCGATCACACTAGCCGGTGCTGGCTTGTTCCATTTGGCCATGGGTGCTGTGTTGGGTATTGCTGCATTTGGCCGGACACAAGAAAAAATGGCTGGTGCAAACAATGGTGGACTAACTTCATCTATGCCAATGCCAATAACGCCATCCTCTGTGATGCCGACTCCAACACCTTTTTCAGCTAAAGCACCTCCGCCTGCTCCAACTCCACAACTATAGGACAAAAAATGAAAAAATATATATTTGCCACTATTACATCGTTTTTCATGTTATCATATGCATATGCTGCAGCTGAAACTAAAACGATATGTAAAGATGTTGTTGGAAAAGATGGTAAAGTTGTTTTATCGCAAGATGGTAAACCAAAACAAACTTGCAGAACAATCAAAGTACATAAGAAACTTGAGGGCACACCTGTTCCAACAAAAGTACCAGCAACGGCTTCTAAACCAGCTGGATTTGATGCTACTGTGCAAAAAAGACAACAACAACTAATATCAGTTGGAGCTAAAATAAAGGCTGACGGCATTACTGGTCCAGGCACACGCAAGGCTGAAGCTGAATTTGGTCACCTAATACCAAAATAGAAGAACATGAAAATGCCAACACAAACAGAAAGAATAGGTATTGTTGAAACACGAATTGAGAATCTGACTGAAAAAATTGACGATTTGAAAGTAGATGTTAAGGATGTACATGATTGCCTTGATAAAACAAGAGATGACTTGACTTCTCAGCTAGAAAAGATGTATAATACATCATGTTCACAACATGCAGAAATGGCAAATAAAATAACATCTTTAGAAAAATCTAGAGATAAATGGATTTGGACTATTGCTGGTGCAATTGCTGTTATTGGTTGGGTTTCAGGGCATACCGAAATAATATTTAAAATATTTGGGTAATTTTATTTTTTAGTTTTTTTTTATATTATGACACTATCAGTTGAAATCAAGTATATTGGTTTAATATCTCATCGTCTCCGTAATTTCAAGCGTAAGAATGACTATGTTTGGAATTTTAGTTGTCCTTTATGTGGAGACTCAAAGAAAAATCCCCTGAAGGCTCGTGGTTATGTGTATAAGAAAGGCAACAACCTTTTTTATTCATGTAAAAACTGCGGAGCCGGCACAAGCATTGGTAAATTAATTGAGAGTATGGATGGTTCTCTATATAAAGAATATATTCTTGAGAGATATAAAAATGGTGAATCAGGACACACCAATATTGCAAAACCAACATTTATTATACCATCACCTAGGTTTGACAAGTTAGATAAAGAAAAGGTATTTGAGCATGCCGAGTGGTGTGATAAGTTGCCTGATGAACATTTTTGTAAAGTATATTTGACAAAAAGGCAAATACCAAATAACATCTACGACAAACTCCTTTTCACACAGCACTATAAGAAATTTATTGATGCACTGGTACCAAATCACGGTAAGAAATTAGTTGATGATGCTCGCCTAATCATACCATTTTATGATGAGTACAACAATCTGATTGCTGTGTCTGGCCGTGCATTGGAGACTTCAGACAAGACTTTACGATACATTACTATACGAACTAACGATAGTGAAGAAAAGTTGGTCTACGGTATGGATAGATTGAATATACATGATACGGTAAAGATTGTGGAGGGACCGATAGATAGTTTATTCCTAAAGAATTGTGTTGCAGCTGCCGATGCAAACCTAATACAAGTAGCAGATAAAATTTCTGCTGTAAATAAAGTTTTGATATATGACAATGAAAGTCGCAATAAGGATATCGTGAAGATGATGCAAGATGCAATCAAATCAGAACATAACATAGTAATTTGGCCTGATACGATGCAAGGAAAAGATATTAATGAAATGGTCATGTCTGGAATTTCACCGGATGAAATAGAAAGTATTATAAGTAGTAACACCTTCAAAGGGTTGCAGGCTCAAGTAAAATTCAATATGTGGAAAAGATTATGAAAGTAAAATTAATTAGCTATAGTAAACCGTCCGACGAAATGTTGGATTCTAATCTAGAAGATTTACAAGACCTGATTGCCTTTTGTGCTCGTGTATCAAATCCTAGTAACCAACTCAATACACAAACTTCAGAAAAACTTATCAAATATTTGGTAAAAAATGCCCATTGGTCGCCACTTGAAATGGTTAGTGTGTGTCTGGAGATTGAAACGACAAGAGATATTGCAAGGCAGATGTTACGTCATCGTTCGTTTTCATTTCAGGAGTTTAGTCAACGATATGCTGACCCAACCAAAGATTTGGATTTTGTATTAAGAGAAGCAAGGTTGCAAGATACTAAGAATCGTCAGAATAGTGTTGAACTTGAGGATAACTTGTTTGCAGAGAATCTTAGAGAGCAATGGAAATGGATGCAACAAGATGTTATTCTAGCATCAACTAAAGCTTATGAATGGGCAGTAAAAAACGGTATCGCAAAAGAACAGGCTCGTGCTGTATTACCAGAAGGTTTAACAGTATCACGCCTATACATGAATGGAACATTACGCAGTTGGATTCATTTCATTCAAGTGCGTTCAGGTAACGGTACACAAAAAGAACATATGCAGGTCGCATTGGCCTGTGCTGAAGTAATCGCCAAAGTATTCCCGATGGCATCAGAATTTATAACAGAATAATAATAATTGGAGTTTTTAATGCAAGATATCGTACATGATATTAGGGTAGAATATTCTCGTGATGGTTTGTTTGATGAGTTAGGCATTAAACGATTGCAAGAATCGTACATGAAAGAAGATGAAAAATCACCACAGGAGAGATTTGCATATGTTTCAAAAGCGTTCGGGTCAAACTTGGAACATTCGCAAAGATTATATGACTACAGCAGTAAGCATTGGCTCAGTTATTCTACTCCCATTCTTTCTTTTGGGCGTTCTAAGCGTGGCCTTCCTATATCATGCTTCTTACCTTATCTACACGATAGCGCAGAAGGTTTGGTTGATTGTCTTTCGGAAGTAAATTGGTTATCAATGCTAGGTGGTGGTGTTGGTATTGGCCTAGGAATTCGTAGTGCTGATGACAAATCAACAGGTATTATGCCACACTTAAAAACCTATGATGCAAGCTCATTAGCATATCGCCAAGGCCGCACACGCCGTGGAAGTTACGCAGCATATCTTGATATTAGTCATCCGGATATCCGTATGTTTTTAGAGATGCGTAAGCCAACTGGCGATCAAAACATGAGGTGTTTGAATTTACATCACGGTATTAATATTACTGATGAATTTATGAATTTGGTTGAACAATCTATGTTGGACAATCAAATGGATGATACATGGGAACTGAAAGATCCCGCTTCAGGTGTTGTTCGTGACACTGTATCAGCTCGTGAACTTTGGCAAAGCATACTTGAAACCCGTATGCTAACTGGTGAACCATACATCCACTATATTGATACAAGTAATCATGCCATGCCTGAGTTTCAAAAGAAACTAGGTCTATCAATCAAACAATCTAATTTGTGTTCGGAGATTATTTTACCAACAGATAAAGACCGTACAGCTGTATGTTGTTTATCTTCTCTTAATTTGGAGTTTTATGATGACTGGAAAAATGATAAATTATTTTTACGGGACGTGGCAGAGATGCTTGATAACGTCTTGCAGTATTTTATTGATAATGCTCCTGATGGGATTAAAAGAGCAAAATATAGTGCTATGCGTGAGCGCAGTATCGGGATTGGTGCTCTGGGTTTCCATGCATATCTACAGAAAAAAAATGTTGCTTTTGAAGGAGCAGTCGCAAAAAGTATAAACATGTCAGTATTTAAATATATCAGGGGTAAATTAGATGAAGCGAATTTACAATTGGGTAGTGAGAGAGGTGAAGCTCCTGATGCAGCTGGTACTGGTCGCCGTTTCAGTCACGTTATGGCTATTGCTCCCAATGCATCTTCAAGCATTATTATGGGAAATACCAGTCCTTCAATTGAGCCTTATCGGGCTAACGCTTACCGCCAGGATACATTGAGTGGTTCGCATTTGAATAAGAATAAATTTCTTGATGTATTACTCCGCAGTAAAGGTTTAACAGAAGAACAAATGGAAGATACATGGTCATCTATTATTGCAAATGATGGCTCTGTGCAACATTTGGATATTTTAGATGATTATGAGAAAGATATATACAAAACTGGCATGGAGATTGATCAGCGTTGGATAATTGAACATGCAGCTGACCGTCAACAAGATATTGATCAGGCACAATCACTGAATTTATTTTTTAGACCAGATGCAAATATCAAGTATTTACATATATGCCACTTTATGGCATGGAAAAAAGGATTAAAAACACTTTACTATTGCCGTAGTGAAAAACTTGCTAAAGCAGATAAAATATCAAAACGAATTGAGAGAGAAATCATCAAAGAATTGGATATGAGTGCTGTGATTGGCGGTGATGAGTGCTTGGCTTGTCAGTAGTATATGTGGAAATTGTGGGCAAAAGCACTAGGCGAAAAATCCGGCTCATGTGATTTAGAGTCGGATAAAATTGCAATTATTAGGACAGTTATTGTAGTTTGTTATATAATAACAAACTTATTCATCGTAGCAGGTATCATAAGGCATTGGTAAATGGCGCATATTATAGCAAACCTTCCTCCTGTAGGTTGTTTTATTCGTAAAGAATTCTTATATGATTTTGAAAAAGGACACGGCGAATTAGTTCCTTGTTGGTGGGTATCAATCAAATCATTAAGAGGTCAGGCGTTTCGTATTGAAGCCTATCTAAATGAATATGGTGCATTGTATGATAAGTTACCACTTCATGCTTTTTGTTGGAAGCCTATTGAAGGTGAACCATACCCACTAGACTATTTACAATTGTGGGACTGTTTATCTTATGATATCACCGTGTTAAAGAAAGCACAATTACAGTCTATGAAGTGTAAGATTAAATTGAAGAATGGTCAATGGGCATTTGGAGAATATATGTTTACTGTTGATTCGGCTCATCCGGATTTCAACATATTAGACACCGGTTTTAGTGAAGATGTTCCTGATCACAAATCATACAATTTTATTAAACTAGATAATGGTCAGTACGCAGCACAACCAAACAATCGTATGCTAGTATTAGAACCGAGTAGTAATCCTAAAGAGTTAAAGATGCCAGATTTTAGAGTGGCAACCAAACGGTGGTCAGTTGAAACAGATTCAAAATGGGCGTTAGGCGACACAAACACAGTCATGTACGAGAGAGAAAATGATCAAGAAAACAGAAAGTAAGTTAACAGACACAAGAAACAGCTTTAAACCTTTTAATTATCCATGGGCTTATGACGCATGGTTAAAACACGAACAAAGCCATTGGATTCATTCAGAAGTACCTATGCTTGAAGATGTTAAAGATTGGAAAAAGAAATTGACCAATGAAGAAAAACAATTTCTGACCCATATCTTCCGTTTCTTCACACAAGGTGATATTGATGTGGCAGGTGGTTATGTAAAAAATTATCTACCATATTTTCCACAACCAGAGGTGCGTATGATGTTATTGGGATTTGCAGCTCGTGAGGCATTACATATTGCTGCATATTCACATTTGATTGAAACACTAGGGTTGCCCGATTCAACGTATAATGAATTTTTATCATATCAAGAAATGAAAGATAAACACGATTATGTTTTGGATATTTCAGATAAGAATGGAACCAAAGAAAATACTGCAAAGCATATTGCTGTGTTCTCAGCATTTACAGAAGGTATGCAGTTGTTTAGTTCTTTTGTGATGTTATTAAACTTTCCCCGCCAAGGCAAGATGAAAGGTATGGGTCAAATTATTACTTGGTCTATCGTTGATGAAACAATGCACGCTGAAAATATGATTAAGTTGTTTAAAACATACATCAATGAAAATATTGAAATTTGGAATGATGAATTAAAATCTAGTATCTACACCATTGCAGAGAGAATGGTTGAACTTGAAGATAGATTCATTGATCTAGCATTTGGTGTTAGTCAACATGAAGGTTTAACAGCCGATGAGTTGAAAAAATATATTAGATATATAGCTGATAGGAGATTGATTAGTCTTGGTATGAAAGGCATATTTAAAGTTAAACGCAATCCATTACCTTGGGTTGAAACAATGATTAATGCTCCAACTCATACAAATTTCTTTGAAAATAGATCAACCGATTATTCAAAAGGCACATTATCAGGAACATGGAACGATGTTTGGGGTAAGGCTGCATAAGGAAGTTATGAAAAAACTATTAGTAATTTTGATGCTGATGCCTGTAATGGCATTGGCACAAAAACAACCTAAGGCTGTAACCTATGAATTTCCATTAACCCGTGTGGTTGATGGTGATACTGTAGAGTTTCAGGCCACATTTTTACCTGCACCTTTGAAACCTGTTCTATCTGTCCGTGTCTATGGTGTTGATACACCAGAGAAAGGATTTAGAGCTCAATGCCCTTCTGAAGCAGAACGTGGTTTAGCTGCAAGCGAATTCACCAAGAAAGTAATCAATGCAAGTAAACAAAGATTGGTTACTATTATGTCATGGGACAAATATGGTGGCCGTGTGTTGGGTGATATTATATTGGATGGCCAATCACTCAGAGCATTACTAATTCAAAATGGTTATGCTCGTGAATACTATGGTGAAGCTAAACAATCTTGGTGCCAATGATATGATAACAATAGACCAATCAGCTAAAGATAAAATTACTGATTTATATATTGATGAGAACAACATGAGCCTCAAAGGATTGAGGGTGTTTGTGCAAGGCGGCGGGTGTTCTGGTTTTCAGTATGGCTTTACTTGGGATACAGAAGAAAGTGATGATGACTTTAGTTTTTCTGTTAATGATAATATTCATTTAATAGTTGATGCCATGTCTATGCAATACCTAACGGGTTCTGTAATTAAGTTTAAGAAAGAAATAAGTGGTTCTAATTTTGTGATTGAAAATCCGAATTCAACCAATAAATGTGGTTGTGGTTCATCTTTTGCAGTATAACAAGGAGATTTAAATGCTAGAAATTCTATTTTGGGTTGCAGTTGGTGCCGTTGTTGGTTGGAATTTTCCACAACCATTTTGGGCTGTAGCTGCACAGGCAAAAGTTAAATCATATTTTAGTAAATAATATGAAAAATACAGACGAAGGTTGTCCAGTTTGCGGTGGAAAACACCCTAAAAATTAATGGCATATTCTGAAAAAGTATTGGATCACTATGAGAATCCACGGAATGTGGGTTCATTTGCGAAAGATGAGTTGAACATCGGCACAGGGATGGTTGGTGCACCTGCTTGCGGTGATGTAATGAAATTGCAAATAAAGGTTGAAAATGACATCATTACAGATGCTAAATTTAAAACTTATGGTTGTGGATCAGCAATCGCAAGCTCCTCGTTGGTCACTGAGTGGGTCAAAGGAAAATCTCTTGAAGATGCTGGACGAATTAGAAATACAGACATTGCCACCGAATTGGCACTTCCTCCCGTTAAGATACACTGTTCTATTTTAGCTGAAGATGCAATTAAGGCAGCAATAGCAAATTATAGAACAATGAACATGGAGAATAAATGACGGTAGTTAAACATCAATGCTCTAATTGTGATTCTGTTTTTACTTTGTCATACGATGAATTGAACTGTGAAGATACACCTAGATTTTGTCCTTTTTGTGCGGAACATATTTTAGAAGATGATCTTGAGCAGGATGAGGATTATTGATTGACTTGGTATTATCATAATACAGCAGAAGAATTCAAAGAAGAACACATAGCCGATAATGTAGGTTATGTTTACTTAATCACACACCATCAAACAGGTAAAAAGTATATTGGTAAAAAACTATTTACCAAGGCTGGTTATCGTCAAATCAAAGGTAAAAAGAAAAAGATACGGAAGGCCAGTGATTGGCTAAATTACTGGGGAAGTAATGAGGAGTTACAGAAAGAAGTTATTAAAAACGGAGAGGATCAATATACGAGAGAGATATTATATTTGTGTAAAACTAGATCAGCTTGCAATTACTGGGAAACTTGGGAAATATTCAATCGTCATGCTTTATTAAGTGAACAATATTGGAACTCTTGGGTAACCTGTAAAATCCACAAAACTCATGTATTAGGAAAAATCAATGGCTCGCAAACAAGCAACCAACTTAGCTCATGAAAATGTTGTAGAACTTAAACAACCAGCACCAAAACCATCCAATCAATTAAAGTTAAGATTGGATGATTTAAAAACATTTGATCCTCTAACACAAAATCAGAAACTATTCTTTGATGCCTACAAAAGAGGTGATTACTTTGTAGCATTACATGGTGTGGCTGGTACTGGTAAAACCTTCTGTGCATTATATAAAGCCATTGAAGAGGTGATGGACAAATCTAACCCATTTAATAAAATCATCGTTGTCCGTTCTGCTGTACAATCAAGAGAAATTGGGCATTTGCCTGGTGATGTGAATGAAAAGATGGATATCTATCAGCAACCGTATCGTCAGATATGCGAGACATTATTTGGTCGCAAGGACGCATGGGATCGTCTTGAGGAACAAGGCCACATTCAGTTTATATCTACATCATTTATCCGTGGAATGTCATTTGATAATGCTATTATTATTGTGGATGAAATGCAGAACCTTACCTATGAAGAAATTGATACCGTTATGACCCGTGTTGGGCATATGTCCAAAATTATATGGTGTGGTGATTATAGACAAACTGACCTGAATAAGAAAAAGAATGATATGTCAGGCATTCTAAAATTCTTTGATATTGCCATGCATATGTCAGCCTTTACTCGTATTGAATTTACCGCCGATGATATCGTGAGGTCATCATTAGTTAAAGATTATATTCTGGCGAAAATGAAATATGAAGATTACCAAGAAAATAAGTAATTTATACCTGAAAAATTGTGCGCTTGCAACATAAATAAATGTGATTCCTTATAAATACTAATATAAGTAGTAACACTAATATCAAAAAACTTAGTATTTGTATAAGGAATAATCATGCAAACAATCATAAACTTTTTTAAAATATTCTTCGGCGCAGTCATTGAAGCAAGAATGAAACGAGCTGAATACATCAGAACAGGAAAATACCATGTTTAATATGTTTAACCCACAATCAATGGTCACAGAATTTGATTCTAAGACCAAAGAGTATGCTTCAACTTTTTTAGATACAATTGAAGCTTTTCAAGTATCCAGCGTTAAAGCATTTGATCAATTTACGAATAACACATTTAATATATACACCAGTAAGGTTATTGATACTGTTAAAGATATGAATGTTAATGCAAAAGAAATCGTTAAATCCGGAAAGTTTAAGGTCGTTACTGCTACAGGACATAAAGAGTAGTTCCCGGAGCTTTAGCCCAATCATACGCAATGGTTGGGCTATTAAGTTTTCTTTGTATTTGGATGTTAATATACTTTTAGTGTTTATGAGTATGCACACAGCCCAAACAATTATTAAATATTATGATAATGAAAATGATGCGATTAAGTATATTAATTATGTTATATCAAAAGACGCACAGGAAACGATTGAGGCATGAATGACCACCTACGGGTGGTTTTTTGCATTATTGCCACACAAAACTGAAAAGTATGATATAATGATTGAAAAAGGAATATTATGAAGCAACCTATTATACATGGCCTATTTCCCACACCTGTTATGTTTGGTGAAATGGGTAGACCATATACAAAGGAAGAATTGGCCTTTGTTAAGAAGCACCAATCCAAGACTGTAAAGAATAACGGCAATGTTCATACTGCCGATAATTACATATTGAATCAACCTGAATTGGCTGATATCAAAAAATTATTGGAAGAATATGTCAATGAATTCTACTTCAATATTCTTTGTGTAAAGGATAAGGTCAAGCCTTATATCACACAATCATGGATTAACTATACAAAATCTGGTGAGTTTCACCATCGCCATGCACACCCAAATAGTTTGGTCTCTGGTGTATTGTACCTTGATTCTGATATTGATAAGGACAAGATTATGTTTTATAGTTCCGATGCATACAAGAGAATCAAACCTGATATAGCCACATGGAATCTATATAATTCAGAATCATGGTGGTTCCCTGTCGGCACAGGCGCCCTTGTTATGTTTCCGTCTGAGCTGCAGCATATGGTTGAGCAGAAGCAAGGCAAGAACCTTAGAACCAGCCTATCGTTTAATACTTTTATTCGTGGTGATATTGGTGTTAATGGAGAACTCACTGAACTCAAACTGGAGTAAATATGTCTACAGAGAATGATAAACTCAAGCATTCAGAGCGTATACAACAAAAGACCAAGAAGGTTGTAAGAAAGGTCAAGATAGCAAAGGTATTTGGTTTTGAAGATGTAACCAATAATCCCCACAAATATGCCAAGAGGTCTATGTTTGGTTGTGGTAATAAGAATTGTCTAGTTTGTATGAACCCTCGCAAGGCCTGGGGTGAAAAGACTATGCAAGAGCAGAAGTTTGAGCAGCGTGAGCATATAAAATGCATAGAGGATAAAGATGAAGTATAATATCATAGAAAAGAATTTAGGACCAATATTATTGCTTGATAACATGGAGAACACTGACCCTGATTATGGAGAGCTAATGAGCATACAGATACAGATGTTCCAGTTATATCATAAGTTACAGAGAAAGTTAAGGGAAGAATATGTTAGAAACGATTTGTGATATAATGATAGACGCTTACAAGCGTAACTGGATCACTAGTCGTGATGGCAATGTCAGTATTCGTCACTCCCTCTTCCTTTTCCCTCTCTC